TTGTAATTCCAGTATTTGCAATCTCATATCTCAAAGGTAATGATGCTGTTGTGATATAAGTTGTATTGATAAGATTTGCGTGATGGAATGAGTGGCAGTGAATAAACTTACCATCAACTACAAATCCTAGTCTTACCGTTCCAAGTCCCAACCATTCAATATCCATCCACATAATTTGTGCTTTGGAAATATCTAATGTGACACCAGATGGATTGAGATGCCCAGGACCAAGCATCGTATCAACATTCCAACTTGCTTGTGATACTCTTGTTTCTGTTGTAATTCCTGGAACATATGTTCTTTCTACAAAATATAAATTACTTCCATCAAGTTCTAGATACATTCCATTATCTGCACCAAAGTATCCTACTCTTTGACGAAGATTTGCTTTTGCTGGGTTCATTACAAATGTATTCAATACCTGTAATGATTTTCCTGGTTGATAAGAGAATACTTTTGTAGTTTCTCTGATGATTGATGCGGTGCTTCCAACACCAACAGTCATATTAATCAAACCTTGTGCTGTCGAAAATCCAACTGTTGAACCAGTACCAACAACTAAACCACTCCAAAGATTATTGTCTCTATATCTGTGAGAACTATCAAAAAGTGTGAGTGGGGTAGACATTCTTTGTCTACCAAATGCATCAGTTGCTATTGGTGGTAATTCAATATCAACAGTTCCTGTAACTGGAAATGGATTTGCTGTACTGACTGGTGAATTGTTGAGGTTGATTGATACTTGCCCTGTGGTTCCAATACCTACAGTATTCAGTAATGTTGAAATACCAACTGGAAGATATGGTGTTGTTAATGTTCCACTAGTTCCAACTTCAACTAAATGAGAATGGATTGGATTTTCTGGTGTACTTGTAACTGTTACAATACCTGGAATAGTAATATCACCATTAATAGTAATACTAGAACTTCCAAGAGATACTGGAAATGGATTATCAAATGTTACTACTGATGTTCCTGCACCTGTAAGAACTACAGAAGTTGCTGGTTGTGGAAGGGGATTATAAGACATATTAGATTAAGAACCAATTGTTTCCATTGTAAAAATAAGTAAAACTTTGATGATTGGTAGTCATAATAACTGAACTATCATTCTCTACACTTGTTCCAGCACCTGCCTGGACTGTTATATTGTATGTAGCAATTTTATTACCTTCGTCTTTTACAATTAACTTCTTACCATAGGAAGGAATTTGTGGCAATACAATTGTTACTGGAACATCAGCACTCACTCCAATATAATCATCAACATTTGATGCCTGATAGTAGTTAGTAGTTCCACTAATATTGACTATTGTTGTTCCACCAACATCATTTGGGTCAACAAACTCTGCTTTATTTGTTATAGAATTCCACTGTAAAAATTTATTATTATAAGCACCAGAATTAGTTGCAATACCTACAATATCATCTAAGTATCTTAATCTGGTTTCTCCACCTCCACCTAATGTGGAGAGTTGTTGTTGAATACGAGAAAGGAAAGTACTGTAATGTTTTTGTAAATCATCAAGTGTTGCGAAGTTTTGATCTAATGGAGTGAGTGGATCTTTTTGCTGTTTAGTATTTGAGGGTTCTGAAAGAAGTCCTAAAGACTTTTCAATTAAAGTCTTTTCTTCTATTACCTCTTCTTCTATTATTTTTTCTTCAACAACCTCAACATCCTTTGGTTTTTTATATTCCTTTGCCAAAGGCTTAACAAAGTCTTCAAAAAAAGAATTTCCAAGAATCTCCTGCATAGATTCTTTTTGTTCTTTTTTTGCTGACTTTATTGTTTTAAAGAAGTCCTTTAACTCCTTATCCACTTATCACTCCTGCTCTGTTTGAACACCAAACATATCTTGAGCAACATAAGGAGTTATTCTTTCTATGTTCTCTGCAGATTTTGCATAAAGAATCTCTTTAATCTTATCAGTAACTTCTTCTGGTGAACCACCACTAAAAATAGTATCCATTAATTCAATTGTAGATTCCATTTATAACCTCAAAATTATACACTATTTATATCTCTGCTGCCTTGGCATTGATTGAGACATCTTTGTTATTATCTACATCAGGTTCTTTTGGAACTGATCCCATAGGTTGATTACCTGGCATTGGTTCTAAAGGCATACCATCTGGTCCAACCATAGGCATTAATTTTGGATCTGGATATAATCCATCATCAATCTCTTTCTTCATCAACTTATCCTCATCCACAATCTCCTGATCAGTTTGTCTCAGGATCTTACGTCTTACATAATCTTGTGAATAGTACCTACCAATGTAAGGTTCAATTGCAACCATCAGATTGAGTCTTTCGTTCATTAATTCAGTATCTTTAAGTTCTGAAAAATGTCCATCATACAAGTAATCATATTGAATATGATCACTCATCTTTTCCCAATCTTCTGGAGTTACAATGTTCTTGAGGATTAATTGTGTCTTAAGAAGATCGTGGAATACATTACTAAATCTCTTTCTCAGTCTTCCTACAAATTTACCAAACATCAATTCATCTCTAAGAATTTCAGATGATCTTCCTAAATTGAATCCAGTGTCCGAAGCAGTTCTTGACTCAGGAACATTCAGTGCTCTAAAAAGTTTCTTTTGGAAGTATTGAACATCAGTAAGTTCTCCAAGATTTTGTCCACCTGGAAGTGTTGTGATTTCAGTTCCTCTTCCACCTTCTCTACGTGGCAACCAGAAGTCTTCCATCATAGACATAAACTTCTTGTCATCACGCATTTCACCAGTGTTAGCATCATAAACAAGTTTATTTCTATACCTGTTCATAACATCGCGAAGATATTGCTCTGCCTTTACCTTAGGAAGATTTCCTACATCAATGTAGAAAATTCTTCTTTCTGGTGCTCTGGAAAGTCTATAGATTACCAAAGCATCCTCAATCATTCTAAGTTGATTGAGTGCCTTAATTGCTTTATGCAGATATGATAAAGTGAGTTGTCTATTTCTATCAACTAATCCAGAAGTGACATAAGTAATTGCATCTTTGGCAATCCTAACTCCTTTGTTTGTAGATGCTACCCTTTGTACGTGTCCCATTGGGTAGTAAATGAAATACTCATCTACTTCAGGATCTTTAAATGTTTGAGGCTTTTCTGGATCTATAGTATTGATATAATTGCCACCAAGATTATTTGGTTTATTACTCTTTCTTTCCTGCCTCATATATCTGACTTTCAAAGCATCCATAAATCTTAAATCTTGGATGCCTTCTTCTGGTCTCTTTAAGTCAATGACTTTATGATACAGGATTCTTCCATCAACATACCAATTCTTAAAAATTTCGTGTGCTTTTTTATCAAATCCCATCAGGTCTTTGATATATTTAAATTCATCTCTGATGATCTTTTTAAGACCATCACTAGCATTTAAATTACTTAATTCAATTTCTACAGGTGAATCATTTAAATCAGAAACAATAGCTTCATTAACAACATTTTCAATGGCAGAATCGCATTCTGGATGCAATGCCATTTCTCTATATCTCTTTATGAGATCATACTCATTTCTAAATACTCCTTCAATATCAACATATTGACCATAAAAACCACTGGTAAGATAATAGTCAACCCCGTCCTCATTATTCTGAGGAACGGGGGATAATGCATCCTTTGGTAATTTATTCTCGTCCTCTATGGAAAATCCAAAAAGTCTTGCCATTGTATAAGTTTAAAGTATAAAATTATTTAGACTACTTCGCGATTAGATCTTCCTTGAGGATCAATAGCTTCCCACCACTGAACTTGAAGATCTACAGTAAATTCTTCAATTTCATTTTCATTATTGTATGAGAGATCAATCTGTGATACATTAGTTGGAAATGCTCCATGAATCACATACTTTCTCAACTGATTAATGGCACTAGTACTTCCGCCACTTGAATTGTTTAATCCAGTGTAGTTTCCTCTAGAAAGTTGAGCAACATTCATGTCTGCCATATAATCTGATGGATTGATTGTACCACTTCCATCAGAAACCTTGACAATGTAATTCATCCATCTTTCAAAGAAACTTCTCCACTTGAAGTCTGTATCATTTATTACTGTAATTGACCAAATATCAAAGGTTCTATCTCCAGCAATTTTGAGGGTTCTACCTCTAAATGGAACTGGAATTTCACTGATGGTTGATGCAGGAAGACCTGCTGACTTAATAAGCATCAGGTCATCTTGTTCAAATTGAATCCCCAAGTTAGTAAAAATAACACTAGATTCAGATGCTGCATCTTGGGGAGTTCCACTGACTTGTGAACCAAAACTTACTTCAAAAAGGTTGCTACGAGCACCACCACCATTTAATTTTGTTTTAAATTTGTCAATAGTTCTGTCTGAAAAATTAGGCATTTTTCTTAGTCTCCTTTAAATTAAACTGTTCCTACTACTGTTTCAAAAGAAACACCAGTTCTTGTAGCAACAAATGTAAGTCCAATAAAGTTAATAGAACGAGCAGGTTTTACATATATATCTGCAATAAACTCATTTCTATCAATTACATCTG